TTGAAAGTAAGTTTAGGTGTGGCGCTAGATGTGTCAAAACGCATCTCTGTAACTACTGAGGTCACTGAGACATTGTTTGTACCCAAGAGGCGTACATAGGCTTCGAGTGGTAACTTACCATCAACACCCTTACCAAAGATTGATTGGGCTGGGAGGGTTAATTGGAATACATCACCATGCTGGTCATTCTCCAGTACAACCGCAAGACGGCGGCTAAAACGGCATGCACGACCCTTACCACTAGGTGCTGAACCATCTACGTTCTGTGGGCAGTCTTTGCAAGCTGAGGCTTGCGGTGCTGTGCTCTTGGAGTTTGGGCTGATACCGTTGTCTGAGAAGCAATCAGGCATCTTAGCCCCTTGACCTTCAGCAAAGGTAGCTTCATAGAATGTACGTGAATTGTACTGAGCCGCACCAACTACTACGACATTCATAGCACGTTCTTCATTCTTAGCAACTTCTTTACCCGCAACTACCATACGGAATACAGAACCTTTGATAGAGATACGCTTGATACTTGGGCCTGTTTCGCCTGTACCACCCATAAGGGCACGAGTCGTTTCGTCTACGCCACCACGTAAGTGGGCTGGTAATGCGCCGTTTAATAAACTAAGTTCGTTAGCCATTATGCTGTTCCTTTTTTCAAGAAGTCTAAAAATGTTGTTGCTGTTCTAGTAATATCTGCTGGGGCTAAACCCTTGTGTGCTTCTACGGCTAGGCTTAAAGCATTACCACGCATCTGTAATTCAATCTGCAGGTTCTGTTGTACTTCTTGCATAGCGTGTTGTTTAGCTTCAGCTATTGCCGCTTGCATACGCTCTTGTTGTTCAGGCGTTGCTTGTTGAGTATCACTCATTTACTTCTCCTCTTTGTGTGTTTGTTAACGCTTCAATATCATGCTTCTTAAACCTCAACTTGGTACCTACTTTGAAATGCGGTAGTTTACCTTCCCTACATAAAACATAAATTGTTTGACGAGAGACACGCAGTATCTTCGCAACTTCATCAACTGTCAATGGCAAGTTTTCCATTTCTACTTCCTCCTTACTGTAACTGTATACTTGTTATTAATATTCATGCCAACTGGCATTAGTGTTGGGTTTTCATCTAAAAACTGCTTCATATTTGTTGTACTAATACGACGTTCTAGAACTTGTGGTATATCGTGTTCCAGTATGAAGTTATACATGCTTTCCCAATCTGTTGTTTCATACCTAGTACGTACTGACCTAAATACTGTACCTGCCGCAGTCTTGATACTGTCTGCTCCGATGTCCTTACATAGCTTTAGTAACTCCTCAGCTACCATGTCCATCTGTGTTTCAATCCTGCTATCCTCAGCTTCAAATGCAGCTGATAATTCCTTACGCTTGTCACGCATCTTTATATACACTTCGGCTAGTTTATCTGCCTGTACTTGTGCGGTCATTTAGGACTCCTCTCTGCTCTTGCATACCACTGTGTTATTAGGTCTTTTAGACTCTCTTTACTGTCCCCCCACTCTATCCAGCCCTTGTGTGGGTTGAATAGTTGTACCTTGTTTACTACCATATCCGCATCAGTATCTCCTTCGATTAACACCACAAGGAAGCCAGGCTTCTTAGCTAGGTTATTCAAAAGAATCTCTTGACCTCTGCTGATACTTTCGTTTGGTCGCTTCCATTCACCTACTAAAAAATGACCTTTTCTTTCTAAGACCATATCTAGATTAGATGGAAGAAACCTTGGATTCGTTGGTATTACCCCGACAAGCTCGCCAAAGTCAATATGCTTCGCATCAGGGTTCCTCATTGCTGTCATTACTACTCCTCTTTTTTCTTTAATTGTACACTAACTCTTAACAATGTCAACTAAGTAATTCACTATATAACGCCATGATGCTTCCTTGAATATCTTGCTTGTTCTGTAACGCTTCGTATAGCCTCTTCTCTACATTTGACCCACGTAATCTAATTACAGTACAAGGGTTCTTTTGCCCGCTTCGGTGTACTCGTGCATTTGCCTGTGCATATGTTTCGTATGAGGTTATAGGGCCCCACCATACAATCGTATTCGCCGCATGGAGTGTTACGCCATGACTAGCCGCTTGTGGTTGAATGATAAGCACTCGTGTTTCAGGGGTAGTCTGGAACTTCTTAAATATTTCTGTACGTTTGTTTACAGGAACGCTTCCATCAATCACTTCTGCCGTGTACCCATCTTTCTCTAGGCTATCCCTAATAATCTGAATCGCATGCCTAAAGGGTGCAAACACAAGTACCTTATGGCTTGATTCATCAATCACTTCTTTCAATACTTTCAAGCGGTTAGACGCATCGAACTCAACAATCTCACCTGTATCTGAGTAGACTGCACCACAAGATAACTGCAGTAGCTTGTTCAAGTTAGCCGCCGCATTTACTGTGGTGATTTCCTCTCCAGCCGCTTTGACAAGCATCTGCTTGCGGAGCATATCGTAATACTTCTGTTGCTGTGCGGTTAGAGGGACTTCACGCGTTTGATATGTAATCTCAGGTAGGTCAAGACATTCCTCTTTGGTGAATCGTATTGCAGGTTGTAATACCTTGTGGACTATATCCTCCGAGTTAGCCTTAGGTATCCACTTAAACATCGTAATCTTCTGCATCACTTGGTCACGAAAATGTGAGTAAAACTTAGGTACTCCTGTTGGGTTGACTAGCTTAGCAATACCATAGGCATCCACAGGGGACTGAGCCGCTGGTGTACCCGTCATCATCCATAACCAAGTAGTAGGTTTGATTAGCGAGTTAAAGACTTTCCAGCGGTTTGTAGTAGGGTTCTTGTAGGCATTAGCCTCATCAACGATAATCAGGTCAAACCCAGCTTTATCAATAGCATCTGCAACAATCTCAATACCATCAAAGTTAATAATGACGAACTCGGCATTACCTTCAATAATCTTCTTACGCTTATCCTTGTTGCCGTAGGCAGTATCTACTCGGCGGTGTATAGCAAATGTAAACAAGTCTGCACGCCATGCGGCATCCATAATGGATAGCGGACATACAATCAATACTCGCTTAACCAAACCTAGATTCATCAGGTAATCAGCCGCCCATATAGCTGAAGCAGTCTTACCTGTACCCTGCTCGTTAAATACAAATGCTCGGCGGTGTAGAGTTAGGAATGAGGCGGTTTCTTTTTGGTGGTCAAATGGCTTGTACTGTCCAGGCCAAACATACTGCCCCTCGATTGGGGATGGTACTTTTTTGATTTTAAGATTCTTTAAAACTTGCATCTCATCAAGCCCCCAATGCACAAGAACCTCGTGATAGTTCTCTCCTTCCGAGCGCATGAGTTTGCTCTTAGGGATGACCGATGTAATGCGACTAGGGTCACGCACCTTAAGCAATACAGCTTTATTTTCAATGATGTCCAAAACTCTCTCCGATGCAAAGTAGCCTGAAAGCGGTCTACGCTTCAAGCTTTATAATTTATCTAGTCTTTCCCAGTGTCCATCAGCTCGTGCAGTTGAAAGGTTGTTAGCACGTGAGCACTAACTACAAAGACCGCTTACTGAATGATACGGTTTACCATGAAAGGAAGTCAATCCCAAGCCAGCTAGGCACTCATACCTTATCCTGTGGCTTTTTACTAATTACTTTTTACGTTCCCGCTTGCTAACCTCTGATACTAGGTTATGCTTTGAATCTCTTTTGAATGAACGGTTTTTACTGGCACTCTCTACTTTGTAGCCATCTTTAACTGAACCGCCCTTATCCATCGCTTTCTTATGGGAAATGTCCATGCCATCACCCTTGTGTACTTTACCTTCTTTGAGGAGCTTACGACGAATCTTATTACGCTCTACTCTATGAGCTACTTGCTCAGGGCTTGACTCGTATATTGCCGCTTGTTTGTATTTTCTAGTTGCCATAATTTTTTCCTTTCACCATATTATCCTCGTTCTCCGTTATGTGCGCAAGACTTTACAGGGCACCATTTGGAGCAGGTAAAATTACGTTTAGGGTTCCAAACATCATTCTCAATACAGCTATCTAGTTGATTTACAAGGGGTTTAAACTGTTCAAAGTAAGCCAGCCTATGGTGCGTACTGTATTCTTCCTTGATAAACTCCTTAGATA